AAAGTAGTGTCAAATACTAACTGATAACTATTCTTGTTTCCCCTTTGTTAAATTTTTCACACACTTTACCACACTAAAGCGCTAAAGCGATTGTTAATAATTTCACACTTCATAGCTTCAAAGCACTAAAGCAATTGTTAAGAATTTAACAGTATACATTTATCCATATAAATGCAACATTTTTACATGGTATTATTTATATAGTATGGTATAATTATAATAGAAAAACGGAAAATAAGCTGTTTTTCTAAAAAACAAAAAAACAGAAAAAGAGAGGGATTTTATCATGACTAATTGGAAAATTGAAAAAACCGTTGATGGCGAAAACGAGATTATTACCATCACGCGCCCCATCAACGACAAGCCCAAAAGCACCGCTTGTGTAAGCCGCACCGTTAAAGCCGGTACCATTGCACGCGTAAAGTATGCACGTTTCAACGACGATTTTTCGGTAGAATCCGGCGAAATGGTCAAACAGTTTGAAGGCGTTTTGGACGCTGAAAAAGTCGAAAAAGCCTTGCACAATGCGGAACCCTGTACCAAATGGCAGGTTCTGGACGTTCAGCCAAAAGATGAGAACACTTTAGGCATTCCGCGTGAAGTGTTTAACGCCGTTGCCGTCCCCATTGAGCGCCCATTGAGTCAACAGTAAAATAAAAAACTTTCCAGCGGGTTTTCTTGTAAAGCCCGCTCCCACGCTGCAAAAGCAAAAATATTTTATAAAGGGGATATACAAAAAATGAAAATACAAGTTGTTACGATCAGAAGAACAATCGACAACATCGGAGAACACATTTCAATTAGCTGTGAAAAAGACAATACATTTAAAAGCCTTGCTGCCGTCTTTTCCAACGTGTATTCTAATGGCTTTTACGGGTGCAGCTATCAGCCGGACGGCAACATAACCGAATCCAACAAAAATCAAACATTTGACGACTTTGTAAAGGCGGTGTTTGCACAATGATTTATCGCACACGTTCCGAGATTGCCAAAACCGTTGTATCTCAATCAGATTTACACCTAGGCGGCTATAGAAGTCAATTGTATAGCTGCAAGGCATGGATTCTGCACCCGGATTTTTCTGACTTCTTGATTTTGCAAAGCTATGCAAGTATAGTTGCCGCCTATCAATTCTCTATCGGTATTTTATGGGTTTTTGACTTTTACAGTAACACAACTTCCCAGCACATTGCAAAGTTTCAAAATTGGATTCGGCACGAATATCGAACCGGCTGGAGCTTTCCGAAAGTAGTTAGATTGTATAACGATTCTAAAACTGGCAAGCGCGCCGCCCGTAAAAACCTGGACGACGACTTTTCAAGCGTCATTTCCACCGCATTAAATCACCGCTGACCAAGAAAAAAGAAATAAAGTGCACCGCCTTTAATGGCAGTGCATTTTTTATACAAATTTTTAATTATAACTCTTTACTATTAAGCATAAATAACTAGCAATAGTTAAGCCTAACTGCTAACCTGTGAAATTCTTAACACACTTTACCGCTTTAAAGAGCTAAAGCGTCCAGTCGTTAAGAAAATGGTGAGCATGGGCATTAACCTTAATACCAACCCTGCCGCGCCGCCCCACCAGGGGGGTGTTGCAAGAAGCCCAAAAATAAATCGGGGTTCAATTTATTGAATATGTAAATCCCCCCTCTCCCCTCTCCCCTCTTCATTATTAAGAAAATAGGTGATACTTATGATTACCAGAAAAGATCTTGCACCAATAGATGATAAGTCACTTGAACTTTGGAGAAGCACCTTAAAGCATCGTAAAAACGACACGTTATATGCTTTATATGCTTTCTGTCAAGACTTCTTTGCCTGGGTCTGCCTTAAACATTATATGGAAGATACTTGCGATAGCTGTAAAAATTACGACTATTGCCAGAGTTGTAAACTAACAATGGTAGAAGTAAAGAATGAGCTAGTAAGAAGGAGTTTTTCAAAATGACATTGCAAAACTTGCTTCAGTTAAACGTAATTACTAAGTATATGTTTTGTACAATAGTAAATGATAAAGGTATGGTAAACGATATGGCACCATATTGGCGTATTCAGAAGAAATTTAAATCTAAAGAAATTTATGTTCTTGACATTGACTATGTACATAATACAATATATGTAAACGTGAGGTAAAACAATGACAATTCATGATATTCTAATGAGTTGTGGTTCAGTACAGTCTGACACCTTAATTATAATCCGCGATGACAATGAAGAAGTTAAGTGGATTGGTATGTTTATGAATCTCCCAAAAGAATATGAAGAGCTTAAATTCAAATACTTTACCGTAAGTGTTGCGGTACATGAATATTTTTCAAGAGCATATTTCAAATTCTATTTATAAGGAGCTGATACAATGCTTAATTTATTGTGGGTTTTAGGAGCTATCATCGACATCCTAAGAGAAGTTAATAATGATGATTTGTGTGATTAGTTTAAGATAGGAGTTTATACAATGCGTTACGATGTTCCTATTCATCCAATTCCCATAGGTTCAATCATTAAATACAATGTAAGAGAATATGGTTATTTCTATGGAGATGGTCAAGAGAAAAGAGCAATTACAATTGCTAAAAATGGTAAGGTTATTGACATTATAGAGCATGATGGTAGAGTAGTTTATTACTCAGTAGCACCAAGTTCTAACTGTACATTTAACCAATATTTTGTAGGTGATTGCTTAGATTCTGTTTGGCCTGAAAACGTGGAAGGTGTTTATTATGACAATTAAAGACCTAGATACAGAAACCCTTAATCTACTTAATAAACTATGTGATAACTGGTACATTAAATCCTGTCCCTCATGGCTAACACACTTCATGGATAAGGATTGCCTGGATTGTCAGCTTAGAGAATTGTGTTATCTGCTTGACTGTTATGATAACGACATTAAAGAAAATCTTATAAATAGAGGTGAGCTTTAATTATGATTCTTCGTCTTGATGGATATGATGACTTATATATAAAACAGTTAATAGGATTTTTTGGTAAGGAAATAGTTAATATTCCTTGTCCATCTAGAGGATATTGCGATTCTTCATGCGGTGTGAGACTATTCTGTAAATTATTGCAAGTCGCTTATAGTGAGGTATGGCAGGAGGAATCTAAGCGCAATGGCACAAAAGAACAAAACATTTAAGCGTCAAGCCGAAGCAACTAGGATACTGGAAAAGATAGGCGCAACAAGACGTAAATCCAGAAAAGCAGGTATCACTGTAACAGGTGACTTAAAAGAAAGTCTTAGAGGTAGACAATCTCCTGAAGTTGCTAATGCTCTGAAATTTACTGCTAATACTGCTCTTGATGAAGCTGAAAAATTGTATAACGACCTTATTGATGCGGCTGATAATGTTGAAGATAAAACATCACAAAAGCTAATGCAAGAGTATCTATCTAAATATTCAGAGCATATTAAATCATTAAATAAATCTGTTACAGTTAGTTACAGGTCATTAAGAGTAGCTAATCGTCTTGAGGATGTTTTTAATTATAGCGATGCCGCATATAAGATTCTTAGAAATCCAGATGCCTATTTTGGTAAAAAGAAATGTGGAGCAATTTCTGGTATTCTTAACAATCTTATGGGAACATATAGTAGGAATATTCCACCAGACGATTTGAAAAAATTGTGTGTATTGGGTCAAAAGCTAGGTCTTAACACTTTGGCAGATATGGATAGAGCTTATGCAGAATATGACAATCTGCTAAGAAATTCTGACCAAATTGGCAAAGTGTTGGTTGATGCAAGTGATAAACTCAGGTCTATTACACAGGGTAATGAAAACTTTATAAAGCGGCATAAAAAAGTTTATGAAGAATTCACAGAACTTGCATCTAAGTATAATTTGTGGTAATATTCATACGAATGAAAGAAGGTGGTGCTATATGTGAGAAAGCGTAATGAACACAAGTATTCAACTATCATATATTGTTATGATATTGAAACATCATCTTTAATGTATGGTGAGGATGAACTTCAAGAGCATCTACAAAGCACTTATCTTCACGGCCTAGCTTCATTTGCTTATCGTCCTATACCTCATGCACCATTTAGTGACTTTGAGAATGAAATGGATTATAATTTCTTTAGAACTTATGATTCAATTTCTTCTGAATTTGAGAAAATCAATGAGGACGCTAAGAATAATGATGAATACGTTAAAATCTTTGTACATAACTTAAGCTATGAGTTTGAAGCAATGATGCGCAACATAAATTTCTGTATTAAGAACTTTAATCCTAAACGTTTCATTGCAGTTGCTCCTCACCAGCCATTAGTAGCAGCTTTTGACCATCTTGAATTTTATGACAGCTTCAAGATTCTTTCCTGTAAAAGTCTTGAACTTATAGGTACAGAGCTTGGAGTTCCTAAGCTTAAAGAAGTCAAAGGCGGTTATGACCAAAAATATTATTGGTGGTCAGATTTACCTGATTCTGAATACGTTTACAATGAACGTGACTGTAAGCTAGTTTTATATGCACTATGTCGCTATATGGCAAACTTCACAAAAGTTGATACTGTATCAGATATTGGAGTTTCTAACACATCAATGATTAAGCGTGAAACAAGGCTTAACAGAAATATTGCTACCGATAAAGAAGTTCATACTGCACAATTCACAGCGGCGATAGAACTTAAGAATAATGAACCATTTATGAAGTTCTTTCAAGACTGTCTTGCAGGTGGTTATGCTCATGCTAATCCTTATGCAGTGGGTAAAATATTTAATGATGTCTGGTGTTTCGATGCAAGTTCTATGCACCCATCAGCAATGTATGGTAGGAAATTCCCTTATAAATGGAGAAAGGAGGTTAATCCTAATGAATGTTATCAAAATTTCCAGTCTGCAAACTATGAGTTCTTATCTGGCTGCGAAAGCGGCGCTAACTCAGGGTTCTTCGATTATCCCGACCAGCGGATTGAGTTATATGGAGGTAAAGACGTTAAATTCTATTCAGTCCTCCAAGCTGCATACCGTGAATCAATCCTGTTTGAAAGGCCAATAAAATATAACTTTATGGCTAATGTTACCTTTTATAATATTAAAGCTAAAGATTTTGGTAACTGTATTTACAGCTATATCAGTACATCCAAATGCAGCAATATTAAAAATGGTAACTTCGACAATGGTAAAGTAGTAAAAGCAGATGAACTTACATTTCATGGCTGCGATATTGACTTTATGTTAATTCAAATGCTTTATGATTATAGTAGTTCAGAATGTGATGAACTTTATTATGCAACAGCCCACAAGTTTATTAACAAGCCTTTACGTAATACAGTTAAATATTATGCACGCCAGAAAACAGGATTCAAAAAACTTGAGCACAAAGTTGCTGACCATGTAGAAACGCTAAATGATTTTACATTTGAGGGATTGAAGCTTTATGATGATTCTGTAGCACAAGAAATTATGAATACCCACAACAAAGATTTAGTTCACTTCGCCTTAATGGCAAGTAAAGGTGGATTGAATGGTCAGTATGGTTGTTCAGCAATGAAGCCATTAAGACAGGAAGTTGGTGTGCAGGGGGAAGGCGATAAATTTGAATGGATTCCAACTGGGGTTAAGTTTCTTAAATCCAGAAATTCCCTAAATATTTTCACAGATGGTTTATATACGGTTGCTTATAGTAGACTGCATCTTATTTGCTTTATGCTCTATCTAGTATTAAGCCAAGGCATTGAACCTCTCTATCACGATACAGACAGCGGTTATTTTGTTGGCTACAATGAGAATGTTCAAAAAGCCATTGATAGATTTAATGAGAATATTCTTAACAACAGTGAGAATAAAGATTGTTACAATTTTGGTATTATGGACTTTGATGGTCACTATGAGGATTTTGTAACATGGGGAAGTAAATGCTATTGCGCAACATACTTAGATGCAGATAAACACTTAAAAGTTAAGGCTACTGTAGCAGGTGCAAGCAAGAAACAGCTTTCTGAATTGTTTACACAAATAGTAAACGATGAAGATTTTGAGTACCTAGTGCAAGAATATTTTCGTCCTAACATTAGTTATGATGAATCCATAAACAAGAAGCTTATCCGTAAAACTCCGGGAACACATATTATAGGAGATTTTACAGATGACAATGGAGAAACAGACCACCTAGATGAATATTCTGTAACTGTACTTGAACCTTGCGGCTATACATTACGCTCAACAAATAGTCCTGTTAATAGAATGTATTATTCATTCTGTTATTCACTACGCGGAGAATCCTATATAGATTATTTGCCCGAAGTTGTTAGCATAAACCACGATGAAAATGGTAAGGAACTTTATGGAACTTATCATAAAGTACAATCCGACAAAGAATATGCTATGTTAATTGATGGCAATCCTGCAAGTGTATTCCAGTGGGAATGGAGTGATAGGAGATGATTTAATTGAAAGAAAAAGATTCTTACAGAATCAGTAGAAGAGCTACCTGTCCTTATTATATTTCTCATACAACAAATTATATTCGTTGTGAGGGTATGAGAGTGTCACGCCAAGAGTACAACCTTAAAACCGATTGTTGCGGCCAGTATAAAAACTGTCCTCAATATAAATTTCTTACTTATCATTATTTAACAAAGGAGAACTAACTATGTACACTAACAAGAAAGCATCCGCTAAGGCCACCAATTCTGCTAAGTCCGCTTCTTCAGTCATTACTGATATTCGTATCTTCCCTATTAACAACAAAAAGTCTAATTGCTGCGCTATGGTTTCCATTACACTTGCAAATATGTTCTGCATTACTGGTATCAAGATTATGGACGGCAGCAAAGGTCTGTTTGTTGCAATGCCCAGCGCAAAGAACAAGAAAGATGAATGGCATGATATTTGCTATCCCATTACTAAGGAATTCCGTAAAGTTATGAGCGATTCTATTCTTAACGCTTTTGATGCCTTGCAGGAAGATGAAGATGAAGATGATGAAAGTGAGGATGACTGACAAGCTCCATAATGAATTGCCGCCAGACATTGACGATGATTTGCCATTCTAATTAAATAAAGAACACCCCTAAGTGGATAACCACCTAGGGGTGTTTTATTAGTTATCTAATATTAGGACGAAGAACCTTAATAGCAGTCATGCCATTATTATTGCTCCATCTAGGGAAGTCCATTGGTGTTCCATCCAAGTTACGGATTCTGTCCATAATTACAGGAGAATTACCCAATGTGAAGCCAGACAACTGAACAGTATATTCACAGGATGCAGGACGCTTACAATATAGGATAATAGCATTACCATCATTAACATAATATAGTCTATCCATGTCATTGACAACATCCCAAGTAACAGTCTTGTCTGCACCAGTGGGTGCTCCATAAATGGCCTTATTAAGCTGACGATTATCAACAGCACTAATTGCAAACAATCCGCTTGATTCAACGTTGTTTGAAAGATAAATGCTAAAGTCAATATCATTGCGGTCATAGATACGAATACAGCCTTGTGAGCTAATATTACTATTCGGAATAGGTATTAAGGCAAATGCTTTATACTGTTCAGGATCTCCAGCAGTTGACTGGCCTGCAATGGTGTATTGCGTCTGATTTGTAATTGCTAAATCAATACAGCGATGTTCTCCAGACCCGCAAATGTACTGATTGTTTCCGCTAAAAATATATTCACGTTTAGTGTAGATATATGCGTTATCAATCTTGCACACCATAGCAGTAACAGGATATTTGCCAATTGTCTGAATAGTGGTCGACACCTTCGCAGTACGGTTAATTACACCACCATCAACTGTCAATTGTGGACTTGGACTAGTTCCAATCAACGCGATTGTTGCATTGCCCTCACCAGTTGTTGCTGTACTATCATCAACCGTATAGATAAGGTTGTTAATATATGCAGCAGCCTTACCAGGCCCATCGAATACAATGCCACGCCGACAAGTATCAATATATAAATTTGTGATATGCACATCATTATTGGTAACTTTCATGCCATTGGTGTTTTCCCACCATGCATTGGCATCTGCACCACCAGAGCCATTAGCAGGGATGCCGTTGAATGTAAGCCAGTTACAGCCAAACACGTTAGTACGGCAGTCAAAACCAGTCTGACATACCATATTAACAAGATTATTACATTCGCAGTCAGGAGCTTTGTCACCCCAGAAAAACGCAACAGAACCAGACCAGCGTTCCACAGGAATATTATCACTAAATCCCCATACCGCTACATTATCCATGTAGCAGTAGCGGTTAAGAGTGCTGTTATCGGGCTGCAAGTAAACACCATAACTCTTAACACCATAGATAGATACGTCATACAAGCTGTTATCAGTATAAACGTTAGTTGTAAAAACAACGCCGCCAATCATGCCATTACAAATAATATCCAAATGAGCGACAACAATATTACCAGTTACATCATTACCAGATACTGTAATAACACCCTGACTACCAAAAGCACTAGGATTAGCAGTGTACTTAAGAATAGTATCCGAAGTACCACGCCGAGGGTCACGAGAAGAACCAGCACCATACAGGCTATGTTTCAGCTGCAAAGGTGCACTAATCTTATAAGTACCAGCAGGAATAAACAGAGGTTCATTCTTAGTGTGAGTGTTAATGGTAGCGGTAATATCGTCAGTACCATCTTTTTTCAACTTCTGATATTTTTCAATGCTTGTTGGAGAAGGTTCGACAAAACCGGGAATTTTGCCAGTACGGCTTACCAGAAACTTGGTGTCAACGTTACTAGACCCGGTGCGCATAGTAGCATATGCATAGTTATCGTCAATATTCACCAAATCTACAGCACGGAACTGCGGAACTGCAAGAAATGACACCGGAATAGGGCGCAAGAATGAGCCGATATTGATTTTATTGGAATCAATAGCCATCAGTGCGGTGCCTTTTGACTTTAAATAGAGGGCAGCACCATCTAGTGACAAGTCGTTATTGCTATGCACATTAAGATTTCCGCTGACCGTCTGGTTAAGATCTCCGGTGGTGTCCTTGTCAATCTTCTTAGCTGTTTCAACGCGCCCTTCAGTATCTTTAATATCATAACTGTTATTGTCAATTTTAAGTTTGTCTACATAAGCCATGATGCAACCTCCTATTAATTAACGTCATGAGTTCCGATAGTAATACTAATAGTTTCTGTATCTGCTACATAACTAACTTCGACACGAGAGAGTTTTTCAAGCTCTGTTACTTTATTAAGAGCATTAGTAGCGTTAGTACTAGCAGTATTTGCAGTAGTACGAGCACTAGCATCTTTAATCTCAATAGTTTGACCAGCAAGATTAAACTTGGAAACAAATTTCTCAGCCATAGTTATACCTCTTATTTACCGACAATTTTGATAGTTTCTACAGGAGCATCATAGATATGAATATCTCCACCAGTAACAATTGTACCATTATTAGGATTAAAGAAACCAAAAGAGATAGAGGTGTCATCTTCATTATATTTGGCAACTTTTAACGATAGGATATAGTGCAAACGTTCAGCAATTGTGGTCTTAGCGCAGTTGGTGCCCTCAATATACCGTGTACCTGCATCCATAGGCTTAAGAATTACATATAAATCATTATTAAGCCAAACAAGGTCATTAATATTACGATTAGCACTTGCAGTAGTTTTCAGCTTTTCATCAACAGGAGTGATAGCAAGCTTAACGCTTCCCCAGAGTTCAGAGAAGTTACCAATCTTAGTCCAGTAATCTTCATTGTCAATATCAATGCCAATAGGTACAGGCTGAGTGCTCAAATATCCATCACCATTGACAGTGACAACAACTGTGTTACGAGGATACTGTTTGGTAATATCCCATTGAATAGGGTCTGCATAACTAATGGAACTGGTTTCAATGTACTGCTGCATTACTTCAATAACCTTAGATACCATTTCATAGTAACTAATGCTATCATCATAGGCAACAGGAATTACAGAACGGAAAAGTTTATCCAAAGGATTGTACTTCAAACCTAATCACCTCTTTACCATAAACGCATAAACAGAACTTCCATATCTCTATATAAACAATTATAGATATTTGTTTCTTCTTTCATATAATCGTTCATAATAGATACAAGAGAGCGACCACGATAACCTTTTTCTACATGGTCAAGAATCCGGTGCTCATTGCCATCACGATTTTCTTTTGTATTGTTTTTATCATCCTGAGTGGTATTGCTATTACTGTTAGAGCTGGCATTAGAGCTAAAATTATTGACAGAATTTGCCTTACTATGGTCAGCATCCGACATATACTTACCAGCAAGAAAATTATCAAGACTACCCTGAGGAGTATCAGTATGAGTGTTGGTGTTCTCTCCATTGCTGTTAGAATTGGAAGTATAATTGGAATTGTTTGTACCGCCAATATTAACCTTACTATTCTTGGTTCTATCCTCTGTATTTACATCATGATGTTCAGTATTTTCATCACTGGTAATTGAAAAGTCATCAGTTAAAAACATTTCATACTGTTTATCAAGTGCTTCAAAGAGAGGATTGTAATAAGGCATATGGCTGTTCATCCAGTCATCCAGACGCAGCTGCCAAAGGCCGAAGGTTTCAGAACCAATTTCATTTGTATAGAAATGCTTAAGAATATTGGTTTCAAGCTCTTTGCGCTTGTTTTCATTCCAGATAGGATAACTAAAATTGAAGATTTTAGGACGAGCACGCTCAATAATTTCCGAATAAGAAATATTGGTGTAAGGTTCAACAATACCTGCTTTTGATTCACAGATAAAGCGTACTTGAGTTGTATATTTACTCATTGTCCTTATCACCATCCTCAATATTAGTATCGTTTAAATTCTCTTCATCCTCACGACCCTCCATAATCTTAGTTAATTCAAGCTGGGAACGCATAGATACAGAGATATTGGTGCCAAAGAGCCTGTTATAATCCTTACAGAATTTCTGGCGAGAATACAATGGAGAAAGACGGTCTGCTTCTACTTGACCTAAGGTCATTTGAACTTCCGTAGTAAACTGCCGCTCTGCTTTCATATTGTAGTTACTTTCAATACCTAAATAGGTAAGAGCTTCAGCAAGAGTTTCTTTTTTCTGTTGCTCTAACTGCAAGCCAATATACTGAACACCTAAATCAAGAACACCAATCATGTTCTTAATATCATCAGTAGAGGGATTGCCTTTAAGATACAGCCAAGGGTCATATTTATCTTGCTGGTACACCAAGTTCTGTACAGAAAGTTTTGTATTCTCATTTGCATAAGCAATTCTAGGAGTTTTCTGCGCAGCAAGGTTTAAGTCAATCGTTCTGTCTATATTGGTAAGACGTTGTGCGAACTGTTTAATGACAATAGCATCAGGAGAGCGGCGCATATTACACCAAAGGTAAGCACAGTTTTGTTTATTAAGGCCAGTTTTCTGATAATTAGAATTGTAGCCATAAGCACGAAGATATTTAGGATCGCCAATAATGTCAAAGTTATCACTAGGCATAGCCGGGAGAATCAAGTTGCCCATAACAGGGTCATGATAACCAGCCATTAAGGGTTGCCAGAACAAGAACTGTTCAATGAATCTTTCATCCAAAAAAGGAGAATCGTCAAGCCCTTCCCATTTGAATCTTGCAAGTGCTACATCATACAGGCGATTAAACCAGTTTGCATAAGTTGCAACAGTTAAATCGTATGAATCAATCCAAGGTGGCTGCGGTTTTTGTGAACGTTTACTCATTTACTCACCTACTTCTGGAATACGTTTAGTAATAGGATTGTCAAGTGTATAATTACCAACTTTGCTTGGGTCATGCCAGAACGTTACACCATGGTTAAATACAGCAGCGATAGTATCAGCTGCTTCAGGAGGAATCTCACCGAGACAAATAAAATTAGCAGTTTTTACATAGTTCCAAATTAACCTGCTATCAATATTAGGAGTTTGAACCTCATGAATTGGATAACCATACATAGACCAATAGTTATCAATAATCTTAGCAAATTCTGCTGTGATTTGACGATAACTTACACGCACTACAGGGCCTGCGCAGTCAGTTCCCGGGAGATTATTATCATTCAGAACCTCAGTATAAACAAAATATGGACTGACAGAACCGTGATTCTGGGGCGGAAGTCTATCCATATCAATACGCTGTGCCAAAACATTAGCGACATTGAAACCTTGGTCAACAAATCCCTCAATAGCATTAACACTTTGACTAGGATAAACTGTCTTATGTTTCTTTGCTGCTTTAGCCATTGCACTTTTGTCACTTGCAACAGCAGGGACAATATTTAATGCACTAAAAGCAGTATTCACAAACATACCTGCATTTTGAACAGCAAGAGAGCTTGCGTTTTGTGCAAGATATACCTTATAAATATCGGTATTATAAGAACACATAGGCCAGTTGCTTAATGCAAATACATCTTCGGTATTAGCACCAACCACGCCAGCATAATCATAAGGGGCAAAAAGTGCAGTCGTTTGACCACCACGTGACATAACTTCATAGCCAATGTCGATGGAACCTTTTAATTGATTTCTTAACTCAAATTTGTACACATGGTTATCACCCTGACTTGAGTAAAACCTAAGGTAATTATAGGGATATGTAAAAAGCTTATTATTCTTAGGAACATATCTGTCAATATTCTTAGGCAGTTCATAAGTTTTATCATATTTACCACTATCAGCAATCTTAGGAACCATGTAAATTCCTAAAATTCCATCGGGTGCCTGACCACCTTTTACAGCAGCAGTAATAAAATCATTAGCAGCTTTTACAGAATCAAAATAATTTTCTTTAGTTGCGGCATAGATACCATAAGCATTATTGCCTTGTGCAGGCTGAGAGCTATCTCCTGTTCCATCGAATGTAGTCACAATACAAATTTGCTTATCAAAATCAATGTTTTTAATAAGTTTATCAATATAGGGGCCAGTATCAAAACTTTCAGGAACCAAATTCTTACCAAATGTATCATCGTTTACGTGAGAACGCTCAATAAAGCAAGCTTGTAATACAACTTGATTAAACCAAGTCTGCATAACATCAACCGTGAAATAAATTCTGCTGGTTTCGTTTGCAACATATTCTACACTATCAATAAAGGCATAATACCATTTATCTGAAAAGTCAGCGTTCTGAAATACAATATAATTACATGGTTCAATCGTTTCAGCATTAACACCAACAGAGAGATAATGCTCTAACCGCTGATAAGTATAATTGGTAAGATGAAGAACGGATTTAGAAGTGAAATAAGCAAAACGGGAAGAATCAGACTGAAACCTAAGCACATGATTATAGGTTTTATCTGTAGGGATACCCTTACAGATATAAAGTTGCATATTTGGCAATGTTCTTGCTCCTTTCAAAATCTGCAGGGTGGTTTACACATCATCCAAACTGGAAGTTTACGTTTTGTAAGAGTAGGGCCGGGGCCAGGTGGTGTTGGTGGTTCAGGTGGTGTTGGTGGATTTGTAGCATCCCATTCAACATCCCATGTACCTACTTCATTAGGAATACCAAGAATAGCAGAGGGGTCAGTTCTGTAAGCTGTGCCATAACCACCTATCCAGTATTCCCAATGCGTATGAATACCACTAACATTACCTGTTCGCCCTTGCTCACCAATATATTGGCCACGAGTAATTGTTTCACCAACGCTATGAATCTGACTAGCAAAATGAGCTGCAAGCCAATAGCTATTATCGCTCATTTTAACTACAATGTAGTTACCCCAAGAATCATTACCAGTCGTGCCACCTTGCCAAGTATGGGCTGTTTCAACCGTACCTGCCATTGGTGCATAAGATTGATGATTTGTATGTACCGTGTCAATACCACCATGAACTGAACCATCAGAATAATGTGGATAACCTGCTGAAACTCTGATTGTGCTTTGGTCAGTGATACATTGTTTATAGGTAGCCATAATCAAAGCAATGCGTGATATCGTATGCGCATCCCACGTTTTAGGAGGATAAGCCTACATGCTTAAGAAAATGTCAATTATCAAGCCTTAGTAGTAAACTGCACAGCGTTGGCAAACGGAGATGCGGAATAGATACGCCAGATATGATGGAAATAGTTCCAATCCAAAGTGGAGCCAAGGTCAGTTTCGCGCATGGTGTTCAGCTTAGTATAAATCTGGAAGAAGTCACGGTCAACCATAAGCGCCTGAATAGCGGTCATATCTTCATCGTCAGGGGTAACGTGAGTATAGGTTTTATCACCACCAGTTGCAATAGTTACAGAACCGGAACCAGAGGGGTCATTACCAGTAAGCAGGTGTTCCAGACGTTCCACTTCATACTCATTAAGAGCAAAACTATCCACTTCCAGACGATGTCCCATGAAGTCTGCCTTATCCATGTTAAATGCGCTTGCCAGAACGTCAACATCAATAGAAGCAGAAATATCAACAGGAACAATGGTATACAGACGCTCAGCGGGAGTATTCATCGGAATTCCGGCAGCGTTATATTCCTTAGAAATGAACTTCATCTTGCCATAAATCTGGCGGAACTTCTTAACCAAGGTCTTGCCAGAAGCTTCATCAGTAACAGCAGAAACAGTTACTTTCTTAAGCTTATTGTTCTTTACCAACTGATACAGCAGGTACTTCTTCATAATAAAAGAATCAAGTTCAGCAGGCTTATAAATCTGGTCAATAACGTTCTGTACAAAAGCAGACAAATTAGCTTCACTCATGAAAGCAGTTTCCAGAGCTTCACGATTAACAGTTACCTTGTACTTAATACGAGAGTTCACAGCATGATAAGCAGTATAAACTTCGGCAGGGTCGCTACCAAATTCAGCTTTCATGACTTCATCATTAGTAGCGCGGTCAGCAGAGAAGTAAGGGGTTGCTTTCTGCATCATTACATAAATTTCTTGAACAGTAGCGACAGTGCCCAGAACACCCTTATCAAAAACCTGCCAAGGATCCTCAAAAGAAATGTAACGCATAATGGTCAGGCCAATGCGGTCAACCAGAGCATTACAGAAATAGTTCAGACGCGGTTCATAAGAATTGATAAACGACCATGCAGATTTAATGGATTCAGTAGTATTCTCAATCTTAGGAGCGCCACCAAAAGTAGCATCACTACCAAATACAGCGTTAATAATACCAACAGCAGCAGAAGCCATAGTTTAATTACCTACCTTTCTTAATAGTTGCACTCAATATCCAGAGTGCCATCAATAACAAGTTTGTCTTTAACAGCAGCGGTCAAAGTTACTTTAGAACTGGAAATAGACCATAATAATCAACTAATTAAATGTCTTTAAGCCAGTAATTAGAAATCAAATAATTGCTTGACTCAGCTTTAATATCTTTACCAGCTACAATATAATACCTTCCACCCGATTCCCTTATACCGCAAGATAAGGTCTCAGTAGAAGCACTACCAAGACCCGTCCATACCGTATAAAATACATTGGAATGATACACAAGGTGATTAAAAATTGCCGGGGGAATTTCTATAACATTACCACCAGGTGCAATATCTTTGGTAATCTTAATATGAACAAAAAAACATGTTTCCAATAACAGTAAAGTTTTCATCATTATAACTGAACTGTCTACTCATAATTTATACCTACTTTCTACCAAACATTTTATTGACAAATGCCTGTGCAGCTTCATCAATGGTAATTATATTACCATTAGGTTTCTGATAGTCGTCATTAGGCTTATTGTCATCATTCAGAAATGCTTTAACATAATCTTTGCGAAGATTGTCATAAGCTTCATGCCAGTTAGATGCACCATCTGGACAACCACTGGTAAACTGTTCTGCTTCATTACGACATTCATCAAATTCGTCAAGCACACCAGCAATCAGAGTTCCTTGTTCATCAGGTTTGGCATCGACAAAGCCACCAAGCATTGCAGAAATTTCATCACGCGTTTTCATTATTTATTACTCCGTTCATAAGTAAGTTTAAGATTCTCACAAAGGGCAATGATTGCTTGCATATCAACGCCAGTTGCATGAATCTTAATAAAATCGCCTTTAGTAGATTCTCTAGGAACTGAAGTATAACTACCAAGATGTTTCATCACTGTCTGTGTTGCACAAATGAAATTGTTATCTAACCAGTTCAGAGGATTAACACGACAATCATGATAAATTACTTCAAAGTGAAGGTGTGCGCCATAGCAATTACCAGTTGCGCCAGAATACCCAATAAGCTGACCCTCGTAAACGTGTTGACCGTTTTTGACGAGATACTCTTTAAGGTGTGCATAGCGTGTTTCCAGCTTAGAACCATTATAATTGTTATGCCTAATTCTAACCATGTTGCCATAAGACTGCATCCCAGTTTTAGTTTTACCATCCCAGTTCTGTACCTGATTTACTACACCATCCTCAGCTGCATAAACAGGTGTACAAGGAGCAGCGCGAAGGTCAATAGCATGGTGTACAGAACCATCATTGTAAGTCCAGCCAGCTGTAATAATGTGCTTCTCTAAAGGCCAACAGAAAAGAACATCACCGTTTGCTTTCCTCATTTTCTTCATCTCCCTTAAGTTTTTCTAAATAGGGCTTAAACAGAGCAGAAAGTTCGGGGTTTACAGCGCACATATTCTCCATAATGCTGATAAGCTCCATAATACAAATATAAGTAACCACAGCACCTACAAGAGGAATCTGGATACCAAGGTCAACATATTGCATTGCGTATTCAATACCATAAGAGCCTACTACAGCAAGAATTTCCATGCACTTGTGATAACCACCCTCACGCATGATAGTAGAATTATAAGAACCATCATGCTTTGCTTTAATCAGCCCTGTTAGAACGTCAAATGTAATAAAGCCCAGAACAATGACAAAGGGCATAAACTCAACTCCTAACATTATACACCTACAATCTTCAAAATATCCATCAGGTATCGCCTAATTATTTCATCTTCACAGTACAAACCTCCCAACCGATATTGTTTAATTATATATAATAACCAGTTAGGGCGTGGAGTGCGTGCAATCAAAATGGTGTTATAATCGTGGTCATCATTTGTCAACGCATAAATCACGCCGCTACCCGGACTGTATTTTCTAGAAAGATAACATTTACCGGAAGAGAAGTCTACCCATAAGCCTAAATAATCATCATGAATCTTAAAACCAAACTGATATTTAGCTTCAGGCGTTTTCTTAGCAATGCCAACTACACTATCAAGATAAAATTCATTGTGAACGGCATATTTACCAAATTTGCTGCCTTTCATCAAACGTCCGAAGTCAGTTTTCTCTTTTGCTTCAATGTACTCTTCATTGTTAGCAATTTGGATTAAGACTAAGCCATCTCTAGTTGTAGCAATTTGCTTTTTGTTAATTGGCTTTTTAATATCAAATTCTGTGAAATAGGGATTTGCCCATGTAACGGCATTACCAAAGAAGAAAACAACCACTCTGCGCATACGAGCAATAGTTTCATAGAGTTCACAGAAAAATGTAACTTCATCTTTAAGATAACCATGATGGGTTTCGTCCATGGAGATAAACTCATCAAAGCAGATTTTATTCACGAGTGGGAGTTCTTCAGATTTTGCACTTGAGATATAACGAGTTTGTCCGGCAAGTTTACCGTCTATATAGTAAGCGCCTTCAGGCGTTCCTTTTAACTCATGGTCGGGGAATTCGTGAGCAACTGCCGCCCAGAAATTTTCTTTGGCTTTCTTATTCATTTCAGTTTTGTAGCGGCGAATATAAATAAATTGATTCCCGTTCTTGATAAAATCTTCAGCAGCCCATTTCTTAAAGCCATAAGTTTTACCACAACCACGAGAACCAACTACAAAATTAAAGAGCGCATTATAAGATAATGTGTTCTTTAAATCCCACCACATTGACATTATAATACACTCCTTTCATATTTAATATTAAGCCGAGGACTTCGCTTTCGTCCTTTTGGATGGCGGAGTAGGAGAAATGACGAACCTATGTAACCATCAAGCTAACCAAGCGTGTTAGCGCGGCTTTTTCTCCGACTAATGTGTTTAGAATACTCATGACCAGTGAGGTGGATGAGCCTAGCGGTTTTTTTAGAGTTCTACTACACAATGTCGGATTTGGTGGTAGAAATGGGCACAACCCCATTAACGTCCAATGACCAGTTTTCCGTTACTCTTAAAGAGTTCTACCATGTTAAGGGTGGCGAAAGGAAATGAGCTAGCAGTCACGCAAACCTATCCGTAACACTTCACGCGCCTGACCACGGCTTAGGAGCATCATTCGTGCCTTTCGCTCCCTATGATTATATTATACTTTACAATGTGTATAAAGTCAATAATACAGATTGTACTTTTTGTAAAATTAGGAATGATTATTACATAGTGTATAATGCTAAATGGAGAACCTGGGTGGCCGGGGGGCAAGGCAAGTTGCAAAGTAAAAGTATGACTTATGTCTTTGACACTACTTT